AGGACGGCACCTTACAGGTGAGCAGGAGCAATGCCGCCAGTATCGCCAAGACGGCGGTAGGGCATCTGGCGGCAACCGCTCGGAGTGAGTTCTCAAACGCCAATGACGACATTATCAAAGGCAAGCAATGGCTCTCTACGCTCGATAACCACACGACGCGTCTCTGTCAGGTGCGCGACCGACTGAAGTACACGCTCGACGGCAAACCCATCGGGCATAAAATTCCGTATCTGCAGGGACCCGGTAAGATTCATTTTTGCTGCCGGAGTACGGAAACCTACATTCTGAAATCCTCAGAAGAGCTCGGTATTGATGTGCGGGAAATGCCTGCGGGCACCAGAGCTAGCATGGATGGGCAGGTGGCAGGTGATACGACCTATTCTGAATGGTTTGAGCGACAGTCTTATTCCAGACAGAAACAGATCGTCGGTGAAACCCGCGCCAGGCTGATGCGTGACGGGGGGATGAAGTACGACGAGTTCTACACCGATAAGGGCGAATGGCTGACGCTGGCACAGTTGCGGGGACGTGACGAACAGGCGTTCAGTACTGCCGGGATCGGATAAACAAAACCATTTTTAACAGGCTACCTCCGGGTAGCTTTTTTTATGTCTGCCGTTTAGCGGATGCGATACGGCGTTGGGTCGGATGACCCTTTCAAATATCGGCCGGAAGGCCTGGAGAACAAAACACCATGAAATTGAAACTTGATGCGAACGGCCATGTAGTTGTTGAAAACGGTATGCCGGTTTATATCCATGACGACGGCAAAGAAATCGCCTTTGATGCGGCTCAGGCTGTCAGCAAGATTACCGCGCTGAACGGAGAAGCTAAGACCCATCGCGAAGGCAAAGAGGCGGCAGAAGCTAACCTGGCTAAATTCGCCAATATTAGCGACCCGACTAAAGCTCTTGAGGCATTAGAGTTAGTCTCAAAACTTGACCAGAAAAAGCTGATGGATGCGGGCGCGGTTGACCAGGTTAAAGCCGAGATCACCAAGTCATTCCAGACTCAGCTTGATGAGGCTACGAATCGCAGTAAGACCCTGGAAGGTCAGCTGTATGACTCGATGATTGGCGGCAACTTCTCCGGCTCAAAATTCATTACCGATAAGATTGCCATCCCTGCCGATATGCTGCAGGCGCGTTTTGGTCAGTCATTTAAAGTCGAAGACGGCAAGGTTGTTGCATACGACGGCACTGGAAACAAAATCTATTCCCGCAGCAAACCAGGCGAACTGGCCGCTTTTGATGAAGCGATGGAGTTCCTCGTCGAGCAGTACCCGCAAAAAGACCACATCCTGAAAGCCTCTGGTAACTCCGGCAATGGGTCCCAGCAATCCCAGCATCAGGCTGGACAAAAAACCATGAAACGATCTGCATTCGACTCGCTTGATATGACTGGCAAGCAGGGTGCACTAAAAGACGGCATAACCATCGTTGATTAACCTATTTGCTGCGCTTCGGATGGAGTGCAGCGCCAGAGCTGGATAGCTCAATCCAACCCTTACTTTAAAATCAAAGGAAACCATTACTCATGGCTGGAAATACACTTACCGGGTTGATCCCGACTATCTATACCGCTCTGGATACTGTATCTCGCGAGCAGGTGGGATTTATTCCTGCCGTTGCACGTAATACCAAGGCAGACGCAGCAGCTAAAGGCCAGACAGTTACCGCGCCAGTTGCGCCAGTTGCGACGACTGTAGATATCATTCCGGGGGCAACGGCTCCGAATGATGGTGACCAGAGCATCGGTACCGTCGATGTAAAAATCACCAAGTCGAAAATGGCCCCGGTCAAATGGAATGGTGAGGAGCAATTAGCATTAGGCCCGGCCGGTACCTACAACACCATTCTTGCTGACCAGTTTAAGCAGGCGTTCCGTGCGCTGTCTAACGAGGTCGATGCCGACCTAGGCGCTCAGTACTTCGGTTCATCTCGTGCTGTAGGAACTCCAGGCACTACGCCATTTGGTGTGAAAGAAGACCTCTCTGATGCTGCCTTGGCTCGCCAAGTTCTGTCTGATAACGGCTCACCGACCACTGACCTGCAGATGGTGCTTGGTTCATCATCCATCGCCAACTTGCGTGGTAAGCAATCTGTCTTGTTCAAAGTGAATGAGTCGGGAACAGCTGATTTACTCCGTGAAGGTACGATCGGACGCCTCGAAGGATTCAACATTCATGAGTCTGCAGGTGTGCGGCGCGTTCCGGCTGGTGCGGGAGCAGGCTACCTGGTCAATGGTGCTAAATCTGAGGGCGATATCATCGTCGCTATCGATACCGGAACTGGTGGTATCGCTCAGGGCAATATCGTTAAGTTTGCTGGTGATGAAAATACTTACGTTGTTGCTGCTGCGACCGCATCCACTATCACCCTGGCAGCTCCCGGCCTTCGTCAGAGCCTTGCTGATGACACTGAAATTACTGTAAGCGGTGCTTTCACTGCGAACATGGCATTCGACCGCAATGCATTCTTGCTGGCCTCCCGTACTCCTGCAATGCCTGAGGGTGGTGATACGGCCGATGATGTGATGAACGTTACCGACCCGGTTTCTGGCATTACCTTCCAAGTGGCGCTGTACCGCCAGTACCGTCAGGTGCGCTATGAAGTTGGTTTGGCGTGGGGGGTTGCATCCATCAAACCAGCGCATGCCGTCATTATCGCGGGATAGTCGAATAGCTTAGGGGCTTCGGCCCCTTACTTGTTGGAGACCGTCATGGCTGGATTAACCAAAGAACAAAAAGCGCAGCGTGAAGCTGAAGCCCTTGCCGCGTTGCAAGAGCAAGAGAATGACACTGAGTCGTTACTGGTACCAATGGTTACTGATATCGAGTCGTTCCCGGGCGCACCGAAGACCGCTGACGTACATCCGAACGAAGTTGAAAGCTGGGTAGCGGATGGCTGGCGCATTGCGGAGTAAATCATGATCACATTTATCACTGTGAGTGAGGTTGATGCTCTGCTTGGCGATGAGTGGACTGATAGCAGCAAAAAGGCCAAGAGCGTACTGATGGCTAATGTCTGGCTAAGCAGTCTGAATCTTCGGGGCTGCGATGACAATATTCCTGATGATGTGAAACAGGCTGGTGCGTACGCAGCGCTGGCTGCCGCTAATGGTGGGCTTTATCAGCAGAAAACTAATTCAGGCGTAACAACTTCTGAGTCTGTTGAGGCTGATGGGGTCAGCGTGTCTGAAACCTATGCTGAGCTGGCTACCAATAGCACTTCACTGTTTGATTCAGACTTACAGTTGGCAATAGCGATGTTGAAACCCTATGGCTACAGCTTGTCACAGGTACGTATTTTGCGGGGGTGATAATGGGCGTCCGGAATAAGATCCAGGCGAAAGTGGCCAAAGCCTTTGACACAAAACTTGCTGATGCTGTTAACGACTTCACCGGCAGTTATGTGATTGAGGGCGATATTGATCCGGTCACGGAAGAATCAACAAGCGAAATGGTGACCTACACCGGGCGCGGGGTTCTGTCTCGCTATAAACTGAATCGCATTGATGGCGTTAACATCCTGAGCGGTGACCTGAAGTTAACCGCGCTGACTAACGAGGTCACCGATAAGCCGCAGGTTGATCACATCATCACAGCATCCGACCTGATTACTGGCGAGATGCAGCGGTACAAGGTCGTCACCGCAGGCACCGACCCAGCCGGCGCTTCATATTCAATCCAATTGCGGAGGGCATAACATGGCGAAGGGATGGAGTCTGGACCCGGCAATATTTGCTAATACGGTTAGTGAGAAGGTTGGCACTCTTCAGCGGCACATTGCCACTGAGATGTTAAATCAGATAATCAAAACTTCGCCGGTTGGAAACCCTGACATCTGGAAGGTGAATAACAACAGGAATGCTTACAACCAGTTTGCCGACTCTCAGAACGAAGAGGCAATGGGGTTTGCGGAGAACCTGACACCTACCGGGCGACTCAAAAAATCGGCTCGATATGTTAAGGCGGCGCTATATAGGCCAGAGGGTTATCGTGGCGGACTGTTCAAAGCATCTCATTTTGTGAGCATCGATACGCCAAGTGACTTTCAACCATTAAGGCCTGATCCTAACGGTGTGGCAACCATGAATCGTGGTGTATCGACAATCGAAAGAGCGCCTGATTTTTGTCGGATTCACATTCAATCAAATCTACCGTACAGCTTAAGACTTGAGCAGGGGCATTCTACACAAGCCCCGACAGGCGTCTACGCCAACGCATTCAACGGAGTATCTCAGGCCTACAAATGACCCTTACAGAAATCAGAAACGCTGTCATCAAACGAATGACGGCGCAGACAGCTATTGCCAAAAAAGACGTTACTTATCCGAACGACCCGACATTTGACCCTAAAGGGAAGAGTATTTGGGCACGGCTAACTAACATCCCTGGCATGGCTGGTGCAAACGAAATCGGTGCAGGCCCGGTTGTGCATCGTACTGGGATCGTAATGGTTCAGCTGTTTGTCCCTGCTGGTTCCCGGTCGCTACATATCACTGAGACCGCCGACAAAATCCGTGAACTGTTCGAGTTTCAGGATGACGGGAAACTTAGCTATTTCGCCGTATCGGCACATGAAGCCGGAGAAACTGACGGCTGGTATCAGTGGAATATCAATATCCCATATCGCGCTCTGTAGCGCACAACGAAAGGAGGTAACCAGATGTCATCTGGAGCCAAGCGCGTCACGGCGTATATACGTGAAACTGTACCAGGTACCACGCCAGTTACTGGCAGCTGGAGCCTGTTAAAACGCTCATCCTTCGGGTTGGGACCCACTCAGAACACCAATGATAACGACGAGATTGGCGGTACCCGGATGGCGCAAGGTGTAAGCCGTGGAACTGTTGATGTTGGTGGCGATGTAGAAACTAAATTCCGCTACGGTCAGCATGACGACTTTTTGGCGTCCTGCTTTGGCTCTGAGTGGGTCGGTGACATTCTGACTATGGGTAACGGACGAGTTACCTTCTCGGTGACGTCATTCGATGCTGATGTGGGTATCGCCTCAATCGCTCGAGGGTGTCAGGTGGGTGTATTCCAGCTCACGATCCCGAATGATGGTGATATCACCGCAACCGTCACGCTGGCTGGTCTGGATTGGGCCACTAAAGCTGATGATACTAGCTACGCTGGTACGTCGGTTGATAATGCCGGTGAGCTGCGTTACTCATTCAAAGAAGTGTCTAACATCAAGCTGAATGGCGTTGATGGTGGGACAGGGTTCTGCGTTGACTCGTTCAACATCCAGTACGACAACAATATGCAGACTCAGCGTTGCGTAGGGACGGGATCTGCATTCGTTGGCGCGAACATTCCGACCACCTTCACGCCGTCCGGAAGCATTACGCTGTCATGGTCTAAGGCGGCATGGGATTTATACCGCAAGTCCTTTACTGGTGAGCTGTTCCCGTTTGAGTTCACTCTGGAGAATGGTGAAGGGTCTTACCGCTTTTACTTCCCGAAAGTGCAGGTAGTAGCTGACTGGCCGGATGGCGGTAATACCGACATCATTCAGGTTCAGCTCGATGTTACTGGCGCTGATGAATCTCCAACCATTACCCGTACTCCTGCCGAATCCGGCGAATAATAAAACTTTTGCCCGTTCCGTTCTGCATGGCGGCTCGGGCTTTTTCATGCAGAGGTATTAAATGCTTATTATCACCCCAAAAATTGACCTTAATAGCGAACGCTGGTTCTCTCCGATGGATGGATTGCGTTTACTTGTCGCCAGTAGCGAAAACCCGCAGTACCGATCCCGTAATGCTCTGGTTCGTCGGCATATTGATAAGCTCGATGCAAGCTATCAGGTCGGCACCACTAATTTTGATATTGAAAAGGTGGGCGACATTGACTCGGTTGATGACCTGCTGATCGATAACTGCGCTCAATACCTTCTGAAGGGATGGGAAGGGGTCGGTGAGATGGTTGATGGCAAAGAGAGCGCCATTGACTACACGGCAGAACGCGGTGCGGCACTGCTTAAGCAACATCCGGAAATCTACTGGCAAGTGTTAACCGAAGCATCAGCTATTGCCCAGGGTAAGGAGCAGCAAAAGCAGGAAACAGTAAAAAAGCCCTCGAAGCGCAGAAATGGCTGAGTGAGTTCGGCGGTGAGACGGGGGAAAAGGCCAGGTGGCGAAGGGAGAAGTTAAACCTTCCTGCTATCCCTGAACCTGAGATAGACGGTGTAACCGGGGAAATCCTCTCTGCATACTCTCAAATATCTCGCGGCCGTCAGTATGCTGGTATGTCCGGTGTACCACTGCCACTCTCTCACGCAGATATTGAGCGCTATCTGGCAGCAAACCTAATCATGATAGACCGTTCAGAGTTCGACGCCGCAATCCTTGCCCTGGATGATGCATGGCGTGATGAGTGGGCCTCAGAGCAGAAGAAAAAAACCAAAAAGTAGCCTCGGCATAGTCCGGGGCATTTTTATGTCCGGAGTAAGCCTATGTCTGAACAAACATCCCGCCTTGCTATCATTCTCGATAGTTCAGGAGCTCAACGTAATGCTGAGGGCCTGGCTGGTGCATTGCAAAAAATGACTCAAGCCGGGGAGTCGGCGGAGAAGGCTACCGATGACTTAAGTGACGCTACCAAAGAATTAAACTCATGGACGCGAGCGGGAGCCTCTGAGGCTGTTAAGTCAGCTA